TAATCTGGTAATGCCATTATGCTATCCTCGATTGTAACATTTGTTGTTGATCATACATTGCTTGTGCTCCTTCTAGACCTTGTGAGTCTTCCGAAACTTCTCCTCCAGCTTCTAAGTTATCCATTAAATTTTGCATAACTTCAGAGCCTTTGTCTATGTCTCCACCGCCTGCATTTCTAACTGCATCAGCTGTAAAAACGAATTCATTTTTACTCAATCTAGCTGGTACATCATCTGCTCGCTCTTTTCCACCTAAATCTACAAAGCCACCAGTCTCTCTATAGTCTTTTTCTTTACCGCCTAGGTCAATCATTTCAGAAGCTTCTTCAGTTTCCATGATTCCACCTTCTTGTTTACCTGGTCTTTTGTACATAGCCATAGCTTTATAGGGATTAAATGTAGTTTCATCGTCCATAGGACCGCCTTGATATTTACCTGGTCTCCACACACTTGAATCAGTCCATGTTCCCTTTTCACTATTAAAAATTTGTCTAACTGTTAAATCGTCTGCTTTATCTATCCAATCATACCCTTTATCTTTTAATGCTTGTCTCATACCAGATATACTATCAAAAAATCCTATTCTACCACCATTAGCAGCCATAGCTACTGCTTCTGGTTGCTCCATGCCAGCACCTTCTGGCATTTGTTGTTCTTGTTGTGCCTGCATTACTGCTTGTACGAATTGTTCAAAAGTTAATGTACCACCTTGGTTTTTATATTTTACATACTCTGCCATAAGCATTTGTTCTATTTGTTCTTGGCCTGCTTCTCCACCATTTAATAATCCAACTCTTCCACCATCCGCTGCATAATAATTTTGATCTACGAATTGTTTACCAGGCATGAAAGCTAACGTACTTGATGCTGGATCTCTGTAATAATTTCTTGCTTGGTTTCTTATGTCAGCAATACTTGAAGGGACATTTGTCCATGATTCTTCAACCACATCTTCTTCTTCATCACCTTTCATAAAGAAAGGTAGTGCTGTTGCTGCAGCAGCTGCACCAGTAAATAATTTTTGACCAGGTGTTAAACCACCCCACAAGTTTTTAGCGCCACCTAACATATTACCAAGCCAACCTTTTCCTGCAGCGGTTCCATGTAAAGGTCCTTGGCCTATCATAGACCTAGCTCCTAAACCCTTCATCATTCCACCTAGTCTACCCCATGCACTCATACCTGAGGCACCAAAAGGAATCATTCCTAGACCCCCGATGATAGCAGCCTTACCTAGTGGGCTTTTAACAATCTTTTTAACACCACGAACAGCTTTCTTAACTAGCTTACCTAATCCATAGTTTTGTCTTGGATCTTGTAAGCTTCCTAAGCCACGTTGTATTTGTTGAGGTTCTTGCATTCTAGAAATTGCCATATTTTTACCTTAATCTCCTACTTTACTTTGTTTTAGCAAACAAATCAAGCTTTGGGAGAACGACCGTAACATCCTGTTGAATGTCCTCATTCGGAATTCCCTTAGACACCCAGCCTTCTCTTGTCTCATAAGTCTCGCCTGTTTTCTTGTTTTTATACATGGTTTTTACTTCTTCCGGTAGAATTACCGGTACTTCTTTTTCACTCATTAGTCTATTTTCTCCTTTTTAATGTTTAAATAACTGATGGTAATAACTACCCCATCACTTACTGTTCCTGCTGTAGTAGCGGCTAATACCTTACCTCCCTCTACTACCATTGGATTACTTAGTATTTCTACACTAGCAGATGTTGATAATGTTTGAGTATGTATTACTTCAAAAGCATTATTAGTAATAGTTATAGTAGGTGTATTAGATCCTGATTTATTAGTAACATGTAAAGATTTAACAATGATAGTTTCATTATCTCCGGGCTCTAAAAGATTATTACTTTCAGCCGCAGTTACTGTTTTTCCATAAAATTTATATTCGTTTCGTATTGCCATTATTCTAAGAAAAAGTTTTTAGCTTCTATTTCCTGTTTCATATCGTCTTGATACGATGTATTAAGTTTATTAATAACGCCATCAAGATCTCTAACCAAAGATTGAAAATCTTTTTGGTCGTAATCCTCACCGGCTCTAGTTAATGATTGTACGATCTTTGCCATTATGGATACATGGCCTCATCATCTACATTCCAATTAGCAAAAGAATCTGTATTTACTACACCATTATCACTTACTACATTACTGCTTATATCTTGTTCTAAATAATCATTTATATTGCTCCATCTACCATCTGTTGTACTTTGAGTTATTCTATCATCTCCTGGATAATTAACATTATTAACATTATTAACATTATTAACATTATTGTTACCACCCCAAGTAAATGTTCCATCTTTCCATACACTGTCTCCCATGTCTGTTGATATGTTTCTATTACGATTAAAATCTTCAGGTACCTTACCGAACAAACCTAATTCATTATATTGAGACATGTCTCTTGGTTTTTTCTTAAAAATTCCTTTACCATAATCATACGCAGTTCCAATTGCACCACCTACAAGTGGTATGCCCGTTAATAGACTCATTAGTCCACCTACTATTCTTCCACCCATTCCTGGTTTAACATCCCCTGTTTCTTCTTCTTCAAACTCATATCTTTTTGTTACTGGATTAAACCGTATGTCTTTTTGTCCTCCAAATCCAAAAAAACCACCTCTTCTATTTTGAATATCTCTATATCCAGAAGGGTTAAATAAACTTTTTCCTACCCATTGACCGCCAGCACCAATATACTTTGGTTTACCATCTGGTCCATATGCATATTCAGGTATAGATCCTTCAGCAATTTTTTTAGATCTAACTGTATCTCCAGTAGGACTAGTTGCTGTAGTCCCTGTTCCAGTCATCATTTTGTAGTACTTTGAATGTTTATAATCTTCTCTGCTTGCTCCGCCTTTTCCTTTATCTCTATCAGTGTTACCAGCTGCTTGTGCTCCTGCAGACCATCCACCAAGGTCACCTTGTAATGACATAATACCACCAGGACCTTTGTTTGGTTTACCTTTTAGTGAACCATATATGTTTGCATCTAATAAAATTTTTTGTTCTCTTGGAGTAATGTAAGCAAGTTCTGCTACAACGTGATCTGGAGAAGATAACCATTTTTTAGGAACCGTTACTTCTTTTTGTTTTCCTAAATAATTTGGTCCACCACCTTGATTAACTGGTTTAACTTTTTTAGTTAATTTTTGATCTTCATATTTCATTTTTTTATCTATAGCCATTATCTTCTTCCTCCTGGATGTATATCCAATCTAAAAGTTCCTAGTTTCCAGTCTTGGCCAACGGCCGTATTAGCTACTTTAAATTGAACAGCTCTTCCCCTTATTCGGGTATCAACTTTTGTACTAGCTGTAGTTATATCATAATTTGTAGTAGTTGCACTACTATTTGGATAGTTTCGAGTGACTAATGAAACTCGAGTGGTACCTGTTTGACTAATAAAATCTGGTATAAACCTACTAACCCTCATTACAAATTCACCATCTCCTCTAAGATCAGGCATTCCTACAACACTTCCTGTTGTACTTTTTTTCTGAGTAATATCAAAATCTCCGGATTCAATGTTGGCTAGGATAGCAGTAACTACTCCACCTGCATCAACTTGATCGGTCCCTGTTTCCTGGGCATAGTAGTATGTAACTCCTGCCGTATTTCCAACAACATCAAAAGATGCATTACTGCTAGCATCATATCTAGTGGCATGAGGTTTATCAAAGATCGATGAATCTTGCCACGCTGTTCGAGCTAAACTACCTGTGGTCCATACAGTTCGCTTAGATCCTGACTCAAGATAGTTATAGGTAACTACTCTATCCACTACATTTGAACCATTAGTACAATAGAACCAGTTTACCTCTGTAAAAAGGTTATTTAATCCACAGTTAATTAAATCTCTTGAGGTAGTATTAATGTCATCATATACATAATCTTCTACTAGACATGCCAGTGATTTTAACCTACCATCGTATGAGAAAAATCCATTTTCAGCCATCCAGTACGAAGTACCATCGACTTCAATTGCCGCATTCTTACCTATTAATCCACAGTTAGTTCCAGCTATTTCAAAAGAAAAAGTAAATGGAGCTCCAACAAAACGCATTAAAAATAATGCTTTGTCGGTCCAAACATAAATAGCGTCTCTACCTTGTACTGCGCCCATGATTTTAGAACCATCAGCAAGCCTTTGTGTACCTGAGGTATTGTTGGCTCTTACTGTATATGCGGTTGAGCCGTCAATATTCTCTTGATCGGAGAACCTTATAAACATGTCATCTTGAGTAGTAGTATTTCCAATTGTAGTTTCTGTTCCAAAAAATATTAAGTGTCTATCCGGTGTAGAAACCAACATATGTCTTGAAGCTGTAGGTGCATTAGCTAGTACTGTAGCTCTTGTTGCTGTTGCAGCTGATATGGATGAATCCCATTCAAAACATTTTCCATTATAAATAAGTGCTAATAATTTTGTTCCATAGTTATCTAATACCCATAAACCAGGATCTAATGTCACGTCCTCAGAAGAAGATTCTCCCCATGCTACATAATCAGAAATGTTGCTTACTGTTGCTCCAGCAGTATGGGCTGCTCTTGTAGTTCCATTAACTGCTCGCGATCCTCCACTTAAAGTTCCTGTTGAGGTATCATTATTTGTATAACTAATATCTTCCGATCCAATTCTAATTTCTCCAGAAGCTGGAAAAGCAGTTGAACTAGCTACAACTACAGTTGTAGTAGCATCGTCTGGAAGTGTTGTTGATAGAGTAGTCGTTGCAATACCTGAGGCAGTTCCGCCAAAGTTAGCAGTTCCCCATCCGTATCCCCCTAATTGTTGGTTAGGACCAACATGGTAATACGGACTACCGGTTGCACTTCCAACATTGTTAGTAGTTCCAGAAGTTTCATTAGAGGCCATAGTTAATTCAATGGTAGTTGTAGTGGGTACTTTTGTAGCCTCAAAAACTTTACCTTCAAAATCTGTAGTTTGAAAACTGGATCCGGTAAGCGTAGTTACACTACTAAATGTTATGACATCTCCCTCAACCATACCATGTACTGATGGAAACGTGACTGTGACAGTAGGCTGTCCACTAATTGTTGAAAAGTCACAACTGGCAATTGAGGTTCTTAACGGTGTAATATCGTAATAGGTACCTGCGTAATAAATGTAAAGAATTTTACTTGTACCAATGGCAGAATATTTAACCCCAGCGTTATTATCAAAGTGATGAATGGCTCTAGCTGGGCCTGTTAGTTTATCAGCCCCTAGTTGGTCCCATCCACCTATTTTTTCTGGAGTCCCATACCTAAATCTAACATTATCGCCCCCAGACCATTGCCCTTCGGCCCCAGTTTCTGTAACTTGTTTATTAAATCCTGGTAGAAAACCTAATTTTTGTAGCATATTAAAAACCTGTTTATTAGGTAATATAGCAGATACTAAAGAAATTCAATATCTTTAATCAAAGCCCAATTGATCTAGATCAAATCTTTTAAATCATATTGACATTATTAATGATTGATATAAAAATGCAATAAATGAAAGAAAAAAGTATAAATTTGGCTATGCCGTCTATAAATTTAACCGCGGGCACACAAAGACTTGATAAATCACACGTGCGTTTTACAGAAGTGCCTATTAAAAAAAATATGAAGGCTCATATTTATGACAACTGTTTACCGGTTGATGTCTTTAAAGAAATGCAAAAAATTTTATTGGGTTTAAATTTCCCTTGGTATTATAATGAGGGGGCCATATATAATAAAGACGCTAAATACGATCCTGTTAAACCTCCAATTAAAAACTATAAAGATAGTCTTAATGTCTATCAATTTACTCATTCATTTTTTCGAGAGAGAGCCTATACATGGTCCTCCTATACCAAGCATATTATCCCTATTTTAAATATTTTAGACCCTCGGGCATGGATAAGAGTTAAAGCAAATTTAGGTCCCAGAGAGCCCGAACATTTAGTGGGTGGGTGGCATTATGATTCATCTTATAATAAAAATACACCCTATAATGATACAATAACAGCAATATTTTATATTAATAATAATAATGGATACACCTTATTGGAAACAGGTGATAAAATAAAAAATATAGAAAACAGGCTTGTTTTATTTCCATGTAATGTTTTACATACAGGTGTTACACAAACAGATACAAAAGTAAGAGTGGCTCTCACTTTTAATTATTTTAGTAAGGATAAATAATGGATACAATAAAAGATTTTATGGGGATTTTTCCTAACGCTGCTAGTAAAGAATATTGTGAAAACTTAATTAAATGGTTTGAATATAATAACAGAGAAGGAATTGGGGGCGGAAAAAGAACAATGAGTAGACAAGAACTAGAACACAACGTTCCTAAACATAAAAAGGATTCAGAAATTTATTGGTTAGGAATGGATAATCTTATGTTAGAACGTGAGGCTCCTATTCTAAAAGAATTTGATTCAATCGTTTGGAAATCTTATGCTAAACTACAAAAAGTCTATGGGTCTGCTTTGGATCAACTAGGTGTTCATAAACTATCTCCAGCAATTAAAGTTCAAAGATATCAACCAACACAAGGCTATCATGTTTGGCATCCAGATGTTTCCTGTCAAAGCAATTCAGTAAGAGTAATGGTTTGTTTATTGTATTTAAATGATGTTAAAGAAGGAGGAGAAACAGAATTTTTATATCAAAAACTGCGCGTGCCTGCTGTTCAAGGTACGTTAGTAATGTTTCCTGCTACGTGGACACATCTTCATAGAGGCAATCCTCCTTTGTCAGGTAATAAATATATAATAAACACTTGGTTACAATTTGTAGAATAATATATGAGAGAAAAAAGTAAAAAAACATTACGTTCAATCTATAATAAGTTTCCTCAATTTTATAAAGAGTGCTGTCTTATTGAACTAACACTAGATGTTCCTACTCAAAAACGATGGACTAAAATGAGAAAGCAAATGCTTCCTGCAGAAAGTGATTTTCAAAACTTAACAAATCTTAGAGAATCTATAAAAACAAACGGTTTACTTCACCCTATCTCTGTTTTGTTAGAAGGTGAAACTTTAAAGATATATAAAGGAATCGAACAAGTATGGATAGCACGGACAGAAGGATATACTCATATCTCTGCTTATGTAATAGATAAAAAAGATATGGATATAATTAATCCCCCAGAAACTAATTGGTACAATAAAAAGAATCATTTAGGAAAACAAGCTTGTGAAGACCATAGAAGACAAGTGTATGAGTGGCTAGAAAAAAGAGGAAAATCACGAGCTCTTGAAAATCTTGAAGAAGCTTCCGCAGCTATTGAAAAGGAGTCTATGATCAATGTCTAATATACTTGAATATACATATTATAATTGGGGGCCATTGTTATTTAAAACTACTATTACACCAGAAGAATGTCAAAAGCTTTTAAAAGAAGGTAAAAAATGTAGAAAAAAAATTAATGATCATAGAGCTAGATTGGCTGGTCACTTAAAAGAAGAATATAGACTAGATGATATGGAAAGTTTTTTAGAATGGTTTAATAAATATTTAAGGATGTATGTTAATGCTTTTTACAGGTGGAAAGGGTATCCAAAAGACTCGAACGCTAAGCTCCATTTAGAATCTATATGGATTAACTATATGAAAGCAGGCGACTTTAATCCTCCCCATACTCATGGAAGTGATCTTTCTTTTGTTATTTATCCAAGTATACCTAAAAAAATTTTAGAAGAAAATAAAAATTTTCCTGGAAATAGAAATCCAGGAGGAGGTCCTGGTGGTATATCATTTACCTATGGAACAACAAAACCAAATTATATTAGCGCAGTTGATCACTTACCACAAACAGGTGAGTTATTTATTTTTCCAGCAGATTTAACACACTGGGTTTTTCCTTTTAAATCAGAGGTTGAACGAATATCTGTATCGGGAAATCTTCGGTTTAATCCTCACAGTCCTAAGAAGGATGTAGGAAATTCAATTGAGGTTTTAAATGAAAAATAAAAAAATTACTATTTTAGGGAGAGGAAATGCAGGCTGTTTAACTGCTTTGCATTATGCTTATTATACTCGTAAAAGAAAAGATATTTCTATTGAGTTACTTTACGATCCTAATATTCCTCCTGAAAAAGTAGGACAGGCGACGCTCTTAGAACCCCCTAAACTTCTTTGGGCTGCTCTCGGAATCAATTGGTATAATAACCCCATCCACGCTACCCCTAAATTTGGAATTTTATACGAAAACTGGGGAAAGAAAAATCATAAATTTATTCATCCTTTTGCCCTTAATCTCGTAGCTCTTCACTACGCCCCCGCTAAATTACAAGATATTATTTTAAAATCTAAATATTTTAAAGTGAAAGAAAAAAACATTGATAACTATAATGAAATTGATTCAGATTTTATTTTTGATTGTCGGGGTAGAAATATAACTAACTGGGAGGATTATACAATGCTCGATAATCCTTTAAATGCTGTTCTTTTAGGAGAAGGAAAATCTAAAGATTGTGATATTAACTGGACCCGTGCTGTGGCTACTCCTGATGGCTGGACTTTTGTTATTCCCAACACTACCAACACTACTTCTTATGGTTACCTTTATAATGATAAAATTACTCCTATTAAAAAAGCTGCTGCTAATTTTAAAAAGTTATTTAACTTAGCAAAACAAGGAGTTTACTTAAATGAGAAAGTAGATAACTTTAAATTTAAAAACTATGTAGCTAAGCAACCTATTCTAGATAATAGAATTATTTTAAGTGGTAATCGTTTGTTTTTTCTTGAACCCTTAGAATCCACCGCTATTGCATCCTATTTAAGATGGGCACGTTTTACATGGGACTGGATCATAGACAAAAAAGTAACTCCTGAAGTTATTACTAATCAATTTCATAAGTATGTGAATCAAATACAAAATTTTATTCTATGGCATTATATGTATGGTTCAAAATATAACACTCCTTTCTGGAAGGAGGCTAAAAAATTTAAGATTAAAGATCCTTTATTTGATCGTACATTAGCGTATGCTAAACGGTCTTCTATGATTGACCTATTGGATCAAAAAATAGGTTTAAATAATGAACTATATGCTCAATGGGTTCCATATAACTTTAAATGCTGGCAAGACGGAGTGACCAAATGAAAAATAAAAAAAATTTTTTTATTTCTAAAGATAATTTTTTAGACCCGGATCTAATAAGAGATATAGATAATTATGTAAATGATTCCCATAAGGACCCTGTTTGGAGAACTAGTCATTGGTGGAAAAAACCTATTAGACGTGTAACTCCTCCAGTTGCTATCTTAAATCTTCCAGATAAATTTCATTTTGCAATTGTTGAAAGATTAAAAAAAATTAAAGAAGTATCGTGGAAAAGTGATGAAAAACCTTTTCAATCACAATATTATTTATATCCACCTGGTGGATATATTGCATGGCATGACGACAGTAAATATAAATGGGCTTCTACTATTTGTGTAAATCCAGTATGGGATCCAAATTGGGGAGGGATTCATTTACACGAAGATTTAAAAGGTTTGGGACTTCGTGGAGAAGCCCCTACATTTAATAAATGCATTATTAATTCAGGTGGTATTCCCCATTCAGTCAGTGTTCTTGCACCCGATGCTCCATTTCGTCGTGTAATAAGTACATTTGGTCCATTAACTCCCCATTCAGAAGACGCTCGTAAAAAATGGGAGGAGTGGAAACGAAAACGAAATATAGGTGCAGTATATTTTGAAGGTTCTTATGATAATCAATAAAGAAATTGCATCCAAAATATTAAGGGATTATATTTTTATAACAGGAACTTTTGATATAAATTCAAAGTATTTTAAAAAAAGAATAGACGAAGGCATTCAAAATTCTCATTTAAATCATAAAACGAATGTCTATGGTAAACATACAGACTGGACATTTTTTGCTAGAGACCCACAGTTTCAAACCATATTACTACAATTAATAGATCACCTCGAAACCTTAGATGTACCCCTAAGGAAATTTACTCTTGCAGAAGCATGGGGAATTAGAGAAAATTTTGGGGATTATACGAGAAAACATAATCATGAACCTCATTATTTATCGGGTGTTCTTTATCTTAATGATCATCCTCAAAAATTATATTTTCCAGAAATTAATCAGGAAATTACTCCTAAGTCAGGAAGGTTTGCTATTTTTTCTTCTTTTTTACAACATAAAACTAAAAGAAATATAAAGCATAAAAGTAAATATGCTATTTCATTTAACCTTAGAAATGTTACTATAGCAGAAAATTTATAGTATTAAACAGAATCCCAGCTTGATGTACCTACGTTCCAAATAAAGTTTCCTTGAGGGGTTTCCCAATCGTGAGCAGTCCATTGTTGACCAGCTTCATCCCAACTAATTTCAAAAACTTTTTCTTTATCATCCTTTGTATATGTCTGAATGGAAGGATATGCAATAGGTGCCTCCCAATTACATTTTTCTTCATTAAGTGTCCAAGAATTAAAAGGTTTAGGTTCAATAAAAGCATCTCTACTTTCATCATACGTATAACCTATTCCAGCATAATTTTTTCTAAAAGGTGTTCCACCTAATACATGTTGTCCAGCTATTGTATTATAAGAAGTTTGTTTCCAGTATGGATGGTTATGAATTTTAGTAAGATATGCAACTCCTATGCTTTCATCTTCTACACCTTCAGAATTTGAATTTTCATTATCACCCAGCACATGTACTGATATAACTAAATTATTTTCATCTAATTTTGCAAAGTGAGCCATAATTTATCCGGAGCTAAATACACCGTCTCCTGTAAATTTATAAATAGTATAGCCAGTTACAGTTGATGTATCTACACTTACAGTTCCACTTGTAGTAACTGTTGCAGCATTTGCGTTAGCTACTTTTAAAATAACTACTCCTGAACCACCAGCAGCTCCTTGCCATGTGCCTCCTTCTGGAGCTGTTCCCGAAGCACCGCCGCCTCTCATAGCGCCGCCTCCGCCTCCGCCAGTATTAGCTTGACCTGGATCAGGGTTAGGGCCATCTGAACCTCCCGGGCCTGTTTGACCATATGAGCCGGTTCCACCGCCCCCAGTTCCACCAGTTCCACCAGTTCCGCTGTTTGTTGATCCACCTCCGCCACCAGCGTAAGTGACTGAAGGTCCTGTTATTGAATTCGCTGTTCCGTTTCCTCCTGCTCCTGCTGGACCAGTTCCATAGCTTCCTGTACAACTTCCTCCTGTACCAGCAGCATTGGCTCCGCCGCCTCCGCCAGTAGGCCAGCAGTCTCCTGCATTAGGACCAGTTCCTCCATCATTTCCTTGACTTGGAGAAGTTGATGGGGTGTTTCCTTCACCTCCTGCAGCATTAGAACTACCACCGCCACCGGATCCACCTTGTCCTCCAGCTTGATCAGGAGCAACACCTGCTCCACCGAAACCTCCACCAGCTGATGTAAATGTTGTAATGGTTGATCCACCATCATCAATTTGACTATTAGCTCCGTTACTTCCTTTAGAATTACCAGTATCTGATGTACCGGTTGCGCCTCCAGCGCCTACTGTAATTGTATAATCTGTTCCACCTGTTAAAGTTAATGTACTGTCGGTTCGGTATCCGCCGGCACCTCCGCCACCGCCAGATCCTCGGCCACCTCCGCCACCTCCAGCGACTACTAAAACTTCAACATCATAAGGATCTTGGGCTGCGGGTCCTCCGCCAGATCCAAATCCGAGAATTCTGTATCCAAAAGACATATTCTATTCTCCTTATGCGTCGTTAGCAGCGTCAGTAGTATAAAATATTTTTACTCCTAGAACTCTAGCTTCACCAGTAAAGGTATCACTACCATCTGCTGCATCTCTGTATAATTGAAAGTAAGTTTGTTGATCATCTGCAGGTGAGCCCGCAATCGTCATAGCACTACTTTCACTTGTTACTTGTTGATCTTCAACTGTTCCGATTCCAGCGTCTGTGACTTCTATTGCTGTTCCAAATGCAACATCAATTGTATCACTGTCACCACATGCGACTCCCTGTAATCCAAAAATACAGTTTCCTGTATTTGTAGTACTTGGAGCCCAAAAAACTTGATAAGTCACCGTTCCTAAATTCCATGACTTTGGCATCGCTACTGTAAATTGTGTGTATTGTTTTGTACTAGCATCAAAGTCAAAAACTTTCATATCAGGTCTGGTTGCTGTTGTTTCAACCTGTTCTGCATCAGCCCCATTAGTACTTGATGCATACATAGCTGCAGCTGGAACCCACATAGTTTCTTTTCCTGCAATTTTAACTGCTGCTGTTGCTGATTTAAGAACACCAGATCCTTTAGGGTTAATATTTATATCAACATTAGTTTCACCTGTTGATGAAAGAATTGGTCCATTACCTGTTGCAGCGTTTGCAATTGTAAATTCGTTAACTGCTGAACTTGTTGCAGTAAGATTAATTAATTCATTTCCGTTTGTGTCTGAAATTTTTGTCCCTATTGCAGGGCTAGTTAAAGTTTTGTTGGTTAAAGTTTGTGTGCCTGTAAGAGTTGCCATTCCAACATCAACTATATCTGGATTAGTACCATCATTAGCTGTTGCATAAACAAGTACTGTATCTCCGTTAGCAATTGCAACACTTGAACCAGATCCACTTGTATATTTAAAAGTTACTATTTGTCCGCCACTAGTTGCATTTTTAATTATATAAAAAGTTTGAACATCTAAAGGAATAGTTACGTTTCTACCAGCTGAAAGAGAACCAGTTAGTTCGATTACTCTGTGTGCAAGAGTTGCACCTGTTGATCCATCTGAAACAGATAAAGCTGTGTCGGCCCCATCAGTTACTGCCTGTGTTGTATAACCACCTGAAATTTGTTCAATAATTTGTAAATTAGTATTGGTTATATCTCCCCATTGGCCGGCTTTTTCGCCAGTTACCATAAGTTCTACACCAAGACCTGTATATGATGATGCCATAATTTTTTTTCTCCTATTACGATGCTATAGTTACGTCTGTATAAGATGTATTTCCTGTAATGTCAACATCAGAAAAAGATGTGTTTCCTGTAATGTCAACATCTCCATACCCTAATACTCCAAATCCTACAGTATTTAAAGTAGCAGGAAATGTTTGTCCAGTCAACCCTACACTCATTTGTGTAGGACTAATTGATCCTACGCCAGCACTAAATGTTTGGCCAGATAACCCCATAACTATAGCGCCAGGAGTTATAGCCCCTACACTTGCTGCAAAACTAACACCGGAAATATCTATTAATTCTACTGAAGCAACACTAATGCTTCCAACACTAGAAGCAAATGTTACACCACTTATTCCTACTACATCAGCAGGAGTAATAGTTCCAACTGCAGCTGCAGTTGTTAAACTTGCTAAACCTTGTAGATGATCGGCTCCATTATTTATACTTAATGTTCCTAAGCCAGCTCCCATGGTCACACCACTGACATCAAAATTCATGTCATAAATAGCGGTTAGTGAACCTACGTCAGCGGCCATAGTTTGGCCACTAATTCCGATTATACTTTCTGGTTTAAATGTAAATTCTCCACCCCATTGCCCATTACCAAATGAAATAACACCCCATGCTTCTGGACCAAGTGACATTGACATGGATAAACCATCAATTGCAACAGTGGTTGTATTTTCACCCCAGTTATTATCTCCCCATGCATCACTACCCCAACCACTTGTTGATTGAGCGTATGTGAATTCTCCTAAAGAAACAGTTGTACTAAAACCAGATAATGTAACACTAATAGCGGATTCACCCCAGTTTTCTGCTCCCCACGTATCAGACCCCCATCCTAGTTCATTAAGAGCTGTAACACTTCCAATTGACGAAGTTGTGGATAGACCCGTTAAAAGAGTTGTAAGTGTATCTTGATCTCCCCAGTCATGATTTCCCCATGATAATGCGCCCCAAGTATTTTGAGTAACATCTATAATACCACCCATACCAATTCCATGAACCCAACATGCAAAATAAAAATCTGCTTGTGAGGCAGGAGCTATTTCTATGTAACGTGTTGTGGCAGAATTAAAATTTGAGGTATTAGTATAATCAGATTGATTACTTGAACCATCTAAATAATAAGTAACTCCAGAAGAAATAATTCCACTTCTCATTGTAGAAGTGCTACTGCTATTAGATGTAGTAAAAATTAATGGATGATTATCGTTACTAGAACCTGATTGATCTAATCGTAAAGTGCCTGAAGCAACCCACGGAAAAGTAAAACTTGCTGGTTGTGAGCCATTAAATGTATAAATTGATCCTGTAGAGCCAGTAACGTACTGAGTACCAGTAGTGACTGCGACTGTTATGGTAAGATCAGCCATAAGGAACTACCTCCTTATGCCGTCAATCTCAAGATAGCGGAAGTTGCGTCGTTAGTTGGAAATTGAATTGTAAAAGTTCCAGAAGAAACTGTTTTGTCTCCTCCAAAAGCTACCACACAAACTGCGTCTGTAGTAGACGTTCCAGTTCCAGTAGTAGTATTATAAATCATACAACCGTTTGCTGTGAACGATGCAGAAGTCCAAGAGACGTCTGAAAAGTCTGTGAATGCTGTTGTTGAAGTTAAACCTACACCAGTATTAGTTAGCGCTTTTCCACCTGCTGTGTAAGCAGTTCCTGACGTGTTTGTAATTTCGTTTGAAGTTGAATAGTCAGTTGTAGCTGCACCTAAAGATGCTGAACTTGTGAATAGTGCTATTTTAAAAGTGTCTCCTGCAGGTGAAGCTCCTGAAGTGTCAAAGTTGTGTTTACCTTGTAATAGCTCTTGTTTGAAACTAGAACAAACTGCTGATGTTATTGCCATAAAATTTTCTCCTTATTATGGAGACGGTGAGTTAACTTTTATTCTAACTGTTCCGTCAGTATAATCGTCTCGTCTTCGTCTTCCAAGTTGCATTCCTGCAAACTGTTGTATAGCAT